ATTCCGAACAGGATGTACTAAACGGCAACTTTGACGTGTTCGACAAAGCGTACGAATGGTTTGCGTTTGGGGCGAGGACGCGACTAATGCCGGGCGGGCGCGTAGCCGTAATTGCGACACGTTGGCACAAGTCTGACCTAACAGGACAGCTCTTGCGGGACATGGCGAAAAACCCGAAGTCTGACCAATACGAGGTTGTAGAGTTCCCTGCCATACTAGAAATTGAGAATGCAGAAACAGGCCTTATCGAGGAGAAACCACTGTGGCCTGAGTTTTTTGACTTAGACGCACTACTGCGTACTAAAGCTTCAATGCCTGTGTTCCAGTGGAACGCCCAGTACCAACAAAACCCCACGGCAGAAGAAGGCTCTATCGTTAAACGCGAGTGGTGGTCACGGTGGGAAGAGGACGAGCCGCCTGAGGTTGAGTATATTATAATAACTGCAGATACCGCCGCTGAGCTCAAGAATAAGAATGACTTTAGTGTGTTCACTATATGGGGTGTGTTCAACAACGACGAGAACAACTCTACCGACATAATCGGGCTGGACATGATTAAGAAACGTATGGAGTTTCCCGAGCTAAAAGATTTAGCGTACGAGCTCTACAAGGAGTGGGAGCCAGACTGTTTTATTGTAGAGAAGAAATCTTCAGGGGTTGCGCTCTACCAAGAAATGCGGCGTACTGGGCTGCCTATACAAGAATTTACCCCGCACAGGGGAAGTGGTGATAAACTAGCCCGACTTAACTCAGTTGCCGACATCGTGAGGTCTGGGATAGTATGGCTGCCGCGAACAAGGTGGGCAGAGGAGATAATGGAAGAAATTGCGGAATTTCCGTTTGGTGCAAACGATGACATCGTTGATGCTACCACCATGGCTTTATCTAGGTTTCGTAGCGGTGGGTTTATACGACTGCCCAGCGACGAGGAAGATGAAGACCGATACTTTAAAAGCAAGCGCGGCGGATACTACTAGGATAAAATTATGACCATTGAAAAAACTTTATACGAAGCCCCACAAGGAATACAAGACAGCCTGTCAGATGACGATGAAATGCTTGGGTTAGAACTCGAGTTGGAATTGCCTACTATTGAGGAATTTGAAGACGGGTCTATGGAAGTCGCGTTGGTAGAGGGGGACAGTGAAGGTGAACTCCTACGCGCCCAGTTCGACGCTAACCTCGCGGAGTTTATAGACGAGCAAGAACTAGTGGCTATAGCCTCAGACCTCATGTCGGAGATAACGGCAGATATAGAGAGCCGTAAAGAGTGGGCGGAAACATTCGTCAAAGGCTTAGAACTACTAGGGTTTAAGCACGATGAGCGTACCCAGCCATGGGAAGGAGCTTGCGGTGTGCACTCAACCGTACTGGCGGAAGCAGCTATACGGTTCCAAGCGGAGACCATGAGCGAGACGTTTCCTGCAGCGGGGCCAGTAAAAACCAAGATATTAGGCGAAGAGAACCGTGAGAAGATAGACGCCGCCGAGCGAGTGCGGGCCGACATGAACTACCAGTTGACTGAGAAGATGGTCGAGTATCGGTCGGAACATGAACGTATGTTGTACGCGCTAGGCCTATCGGGCTCTGCGTTTAAGAAGATATACCAAGACCCGAACCTCGGGCGCCAAGTGGCTAATTACGTCCCAGCGGAAGATGTTATTGTGCCATACGGTGCGTCTAACATAGAGAACGCCGAGCGAGTTACCCACATCATGCGTAAAACTAAGAACGAGGTCTTAAAATTACAGGCCAGTGGGTTTTATCGTGATATAGATTTAGGTGACCCCGAGCCGTTTCACACAGATGTCGAAGAGAAGAAAGCCGAGGAAGACGGTTTTACGCTAAACGAGGATAATAGGTTTGCCCTATTTGAATCCCACGCCGACCTCGTGATTGAGGGCAGTGGCGACAGCGATGATGGAATAGCTCGCCCGTACGTAGTTACAATAGAGCGAGGCACTAACGAGGTACTTAGTATCCGTCGTAATTGGCAGGAGGACGACGAGCTCAAGATTAAACGTCAACACTTCGTACACTATGTGTACGTGCCGGGCTTTGGGTTTTATGGACTAGGGCTAATCCACATAGTTGGCGGGTACGCTCGCGCAGGTACTTCTATCGTACGTCAACTTGTTGACGCGGGCACACTGTCTAACTTACCGGGCGGACTGAAAGCTCGAGGTATGCGGATTAAGGGTGATGATACACCTATAGAGCCGGGCGAGTTTAAAGATGTAGACGTGCCAAGCGGTACCATACGCGACAACATTATGATGATGCCATACAAAGAGCCTAGCGGTACTTTGTTTCAACTACTGCAGACTATTACTACCGAGGGTCGTAGGCTAGGCGCTATTAGTGACATGAACATATCAGACATGTCGGCTAACGCCCCAGTAGGTACTACTCTAGCAATCCTAGAGCGCGTGTTAAAACCTATGGCGGCCGTGCAGTCTCGCGTCCACTTTGCTATGAAACTAGAGTTTAAATTACTCAAGCGCATTATAGCCGAGAATGCTCCACAGGATTATGAGTACTTACCAGAGCGCGGTGAGATGTCAGCACGTGTAGACGACTACATGATGGTTGATGTTATACCTGTATCTGACCCGAACAGCTCTACCATGGCCCAGCGAATAGTACAATATCAGACGGTTATGCAGATGGCGTCCGCAGCACCAGAGATATACGACCTGCCGCAACTACACCGCCAGATGATAGAAGTGCTAGGTATAAAGAACGGTGAGAAATTAGTGCCTATCGAAGACGATATGAAGCCTAAGGACCCTGTTAGTGAGAACATGGACGCGCTCATAAACACACCTATGAAAGCCTTCGAGTATCAGGACCACGAGGCACACTTGGCTACACATACCTCGTTTATGCAAGACCCCATGCTGATGCAGATGATTGGTCAGAACCCGCAAGCACAAGCAATTATGGGGGCTCTACAGGCGCACATGGCGGAGCATTTAGGGTTTAGCTACCGTAAGAAGATAGAAGATAAACTAGGTGTCAAGTTACCACCTATGGGCCAAGAACTACCGGAAGAGATAGAGCTTGAACTATCACGGGTAATGGCAGAAGCCGCACAGCAGAACACACAAGCTAACCAGCAGCAAGCCGCGCAACAACAGGCCCAACAACAGGCACAAGACCCAGTTATGCAGCAGAAGCAGATGGAGCTGCAGATTAAACAGCAGGAGCAACAACGCAAAGGGCAAGAGTTCCAAGCTGACGCTATGTTGAAAGCTAAAGAGTTGGAACGTAAAACAATCAAGGACCAGATTGATGCTCGCCTGAAGGTTAAACAGTTAGAGCTAGACAGAGAAGAGTTAGCACTTGACGCCCAAGAAGCAGGGGTCAAACTACGCCAGTCAGAGGTTATGAACACTAACAACCTAGACTTAGAACTGGCGAATATGTTACTACAAGCCCGTAAAGATAGAGGAGGTCAATAATGGCCGAAACAGTATTTAGCGTACTTAAAAAACAGATTGACGAAGAAGTTGCAAACCATTCCGATTTTGTAACGGGTGGTTGCTGTAAGGACTTTTCAGATTATAAAATGGTGGTGGGGAAGATTCGAGGTCTCAGCTCCGCACTCCAACATATAACAGACCTCGAGAAAAACTATACGGATGAAGATTAATATGAAACAACAAACTCAGTTACCCACTCTTGATTTTTCGAAAGTAGGGCATGTTCGAATAGAACCCACTGATGCGGAAATGGAAGCTCAGCTTCCAATACCTAAAGGCTATCGGATTTTAGTAGCACTACCTACCATGGAAGAAAACTTTGCTGGTAGCTCACTGCTAAAGACCGATGCACAGAAGCACCGAGATTACATTACAACCATAATGGGTATAGTTATTGACATGGGCGAAGATGCCTTTGGCGATAAAGAGCGTTTCCCTAGTGGCCCATGGTGTAAGCAAGGTGATTATGTGATGTTCCGCATGAACACGGGTACACGATTTAAAGTAAACGGTAAAGAGTTTCGTCTGATGAATGACGATTCTGTCGAAGCCGTTATCCCTGACCCACGCGGCGTAATGGCTGTTTAGGAGAATAAGTATGCCTTTCCAAAAAGTAGAATTTGAGTTCCCAAATGATGACGACGGAAAAATCGAAATTGCCCCCTCGAGTGCTGAACCACTTACGAAGGCGGATAAGAAGAAAGAAGATTTCGAAATAGAAATAGTTGACGATACTCCGAAAGCAGACCGCGACCGCAAACCGTCTGACCCACCAGAAGATGTTACCGATGACGAGTTAGAAAGCTACTCGGAGAAAGTGCGTAACCGTATCAAGCATTTTACTAAGGGTTATCACGACGAGCGCCGAGAAAAAGAAAAGGCGTTTAGGGAGCGTGAAGAGTTAGAGCGGGTCACTAAGCAGTTAATGGGTGAGATTAACCAGCTAAAAGAAACGGGCAGTAAGAGCCAAACTGCACTTATCGCGCAGGCTAAGAAAAACATAGATGCTGAGTACGCACAAGCCAGAGCTAAATACAAAACAGCGTACGAGGCTGGGGATTCTGATGCGATATTAGACGCCCAAGAATCTATGGCAAATGCAAAGGCCAGACTAGATAAAGTAGAAAATTATAAAGTTCAACCTTTACAAACTGCTGAACCTAGTGTACAAGATAGTACTAACACGTCAGCACCCGCGCAGAAACAGACCGCCACCGTTGACGAAAGAGCCGTAAGTTGGGCCAAAGAGAATACGTGGTTTCACACCGATACTGAAATGACAGGTTACGCCTTAGGGTTGCACAACAAGTTAGTTTCAGAAGGGGTAGACCCAAAATCCGACGACTACTACGAGACTATAAATTCCCGTATGCGCCAGTTGTTTCCAGAAAGATTCGAAGGAGAACCCACAAAGCAGTCTAAACCATCTACTGTAGTTGCACCCGCCTCGCGGAGCACAGCGCCTAAGAAAATTACGCTAACGCAAACACAGGTAAGATTGGCTAAACGCTTAGGACTTACCCCCGAACAATACGCCAGACAGGTTGCATTAGATATGAGGAAGAACAGTAATGGCTGATAACAGATTAAAACGTGATAACGAAACCCGTGAAGTTACAACCCGAACGAGGTCATGGCAAAAACCTGAACTTCTACCTGCTCCGAACCCAGAGCCGGGATACCAATTTCACTGGGTACGAATCTCCACGTTAGGTCAAGTCGATGCTATGAACGTATCTTCAAAACTGCGTGAAGGTTGGGAACCAGTTAAAGCTACTGACCACCCAGAAATTATGATGGTGTCTACCGAAAACGAACGGTTCAAGGATAACATTGTTATTGGTGGTTTGTTATTGTGTAAAACACCCTCTGAGTTTGTAGAAGACCGCAATGCCTACTACGCCCAGCAGAGTAAAGCACAGACTAACTCGGTAGATAACAACTTCATGCGGGAAAACGACCCACGGATGCCTCTATTCTCGGATAGAAAATCCAAGGTTACTTTTGGAAATGGATAATAATTAGGAGATAAGACAATGGCTTATCCTGCTATCGAAGGGCCTTCTGGCCTACGCCCCGTAAAATTATTGAGCGGCGTACCGTTTGTTGGCGTAACCCGCCACATGAAAATTGCTAGTGGTTATAATACGGCTATTTTCTACGGTGACGCTGTGAAGATTGTTACGGGTGGTACTATTGAACGTGAAGCCGCTGACGCTGCAATGTCGTACGTTGGTGTGTTTATGGGTTGTTCTTACACGGACCCTAACCTCGGCTATAAATTGTTTAACCAAGCCTACCCCGCTGGTACAGCAGCTACTGATATCGAAGCTTATGTAGCTGATGCTACTGACTTGCTGTTTAAAGTAGCTATCGTTTCAGCCAATGCCACGATTGGGTCTATGGACCAGACCGATATTGGTGCAAACGCGGCACTTGTAGACAACGCAGGGTTAGCTCGTACCGGCAACTCTCGAGTCGCAGTGTCACAATCAACCGCCACCACCGCCACTTTACCTGTACGAATTATTTCGTTGGTTGAAGAGACTAAGAACGCATCGGGTGGTTACACCGAAGCGTTAGTCAAGTGGAACGCAGGGCATCAATACAACACCGCCGCTGGCGTATAGGAGATATAAATAATGGCTATTTCACGCGCACAGCTACTAAAGGAACTCCTACCCGGACTGAACGCTTTGTTTGGATTGGAGTACGGTAAGTACGAGAACGAACACGCACAAGTATTCGAAACAGAAACTTCTGACCGTAGCTTTGAAGAAGAGACGAAGTTATCAGGCTTTTCAGCGGCCCCCGTTAAGGCGGAAGGTTCAGCT